CAAATTGGATGAAACAAATGAAACAAATGAATCAGTTGAAAATAATAATGATGAGGTTGAAACTGAAACCAGTGAAAGTGAACAAGAAGAACTTGAAAATGATAATGTTGAAGATGATGATGAAGAAATTTTTGAGATAGAAATTGATGATATAACATATTGCACAAATAATGAAGAAAATGGAAAAATTTGGGAACTAAATGATGGTGAACAAGGAGAAGAGGTTGGTTATTTTAAAGAAGGAGAACTATTCTTTTATGCTGATGAAAATTAAAATATAAATATATTATAAAATGATAAATTTATGCACACCTGCAATTATTTATTTAATATTTTCAATAACCCAAATACTTATTGACACATTTAAGGGGCTTTATAATACGGCTTTTATGAAAATAATTATAACTGTTATGGTAACATTGCTATTGAATATTTTATGTGACAGAGGGTTAAGTGTAGTATCGTGGATTATAGTGTTTATTCCATTTATTTTAATGACTGTTATAGTAAGCATGTTATTGTATATTTTTGGGTTGGATGCTGCTACGGGAAATATTAATACAACATGTAACGATAATAGAACTACATCAACAAATTGTGGAAATGGTATTACTATAGATAATTTAGGAAATATAATAATTTATGACCCAGAATATAATACTGGCAATCGTCCAGTTTATTATCAAAAACCAAATATTATAGTTCCAAACCCAACTGCAAATGATAATATAAATGCCAATAATAATGTATATTATAATACTGTCCCCCAAGGCTCAAGTAGTTGGGCTTATCAAAGTTAGAGAGAATGTAAAATAAATAAAACAATTTAAATAAATATTATTAAATATATTAATAATGCTATATAATCTACTTAATTTTTTATTATTTGGATTTCTATTTGCCGACTTGTTAGAGAGAAAATATCCTGATGAATTAAACAAAATTATTATGACTAGTTCATATAATGTCATTTATATTTATAGTAAAGCACAAATATGTATGATTAAAATTTATAATAATATAACTTATTTCATTGATAATAATCAGTCACTGTTTAAAATTAAAACATATTTTATTGAAATAATAAACTCAAATAATGTTACAAAACAAATAGATTTTTATAAAAATGGCGATAAATCGAATGAAAACGATTACGACTTAGCCATAAGCTCATCATATGATTCTAATAGCAAGTGTAGTTTAAAAAAAATAATGAATAAAAATACTATCACAGATTTCAATAATTTTGAAATTGCCGAAATAAAATTTATACTTTTAGAACTATGCATTGGTAATGAATTTTCTAAAAAATATAATACATATAAAATTAATCTTAAAACAAATAACTATAATTTTTATATTGTAAATAATATTTTTTCAAAAGATTTTTTTACATACTATATGAAAAATATTCATGAACCTAAAATTGATTTAAATGATATTGAATTTGCTAAAACCAAAATTTTAATTAAAATTTTAGACCATAATGTGAATAGTGTTTTTTTTGACATTACAGATAATAAAGAAGAATTTATTATAAAAAAAAATATTTATGAATCTAATATTATAAATTATGCAAAAAGTAAATAATAAATATATTTATTAAAACAATATAAAAAAAAAATGAAATAATATATTACAAATGGAATCCCATGATATTAATACAATGGAATCAGCAACAAATAGTTCTAATGTGGAGTTATTTCATAAATTATCTGATAAGTGGACACTTTGGGCACATTTACCACATAATACCGATTGGAGCATTAGCAGTTACATTTCTATTTCTACATTTTCAACAATTGAAGAAACAATTGGTGTCACTGAGACACTTCCTTCTGTTTTAGTAGAAAATTGTATGTTATTTATGATGAAAGAAGGCATTAAACCTACATGGGAAGACCCTAAAAATAGACAAGGTGGATGTTTTTCATATAAAGTTGCAAATAAAAATGTTTATAAAGTTTGGAAAGACTTAACTTATACTGTTGTTGGTTCTAGCGTTAGTAAAAACGCTAGCTTTGTAAAATGTGTCACTGGGATTACCATTTCACCTAAGAAAAATTTCTGTATTATAAAAATTTGGATGACAGATTGTAACAACCAAAATCCCTCTATTGTTACTCCTGATGTTAAAGGACTAACACCAAATGGATGCTTATTTAAGAAGCATACACCAGAATATTAAATAAAGTGTTAAACATTTTAACACCTTTGGACATTAAAAACGCCGATTTTGAAAAGTTTATGAAATTATTGTTTTATAAATTATTACTCATTTATTAATTTTATTTATGAAAAGTTAATAAAAATATATAAATAATTTAGGCATTTTATATAAATAAATTTAGGCATTTTAATTGTCAAAAGGTGTAATATTTCAAACGCAGATTATTTATAGACCCCCTTTTATAAATAATTATTTCTCATTTCAATATAGTAAACACAAAAATTGTAATTTTATTTATATTTATTATAAATAAGATTTAAAAATACTTAAAATATAATTTATTATGAAATATCCATACGTAATTTTTTATAAGTTAGAAGAATATTCTGTTATTGATAATTTTTTTATTAATAATAGTGAAATGCTGAATTGTACTATTTTTTTTACAAGTGATAAAAACGATTTAAATAAACTATATGATTCAAGTTATCAAATACTAGTAACATATGGTGAAAGTGTTCCCATTTATAATTCAAATGTATTATCAATAATAACAGAAAGAATGAGGGATAGATGGATTCATTTCAACGAAATAAAATCAATTGATGAATTTAATAGAGCCGTAAATTATTGTTTTATACATAATTGTATGTTTGATAGAGAACATATAAGACCTATTTTTTCAGTTTTTACACCAGCATATAATTCATATCATAAAATTGAAAGAGCTTATAACAGTTTAAAAAATCAAACTCTAAAGGACTGGGAATTTATAATTATGGATGACTCTCCTGATGATAACCATTTTACTTTTTTAAGAAATTTAACATTAAACGATTCAAGAGTTAGATTATATAGAAAAAGCGAAAATAATGGAAATATAGGTAATTTAAAAAACGAAACAGTTGGATTGTGTAGAGGTAAATATGTATTGGAATTTGACCATGATGATGAAATTTTGCCATTTGTTTTAAAAGATTCTGCGGATTATTTTGATAAAAACCCTGAAATAGGATTTATTTATATGGACTGTATATCATTATATGAAGATGGTTCAAATCATTGGTTTGGTGATTATATTTGCAAAGGTTACGGAAGTTATTATTGTCAAAAATATAACAATAAATGGGTGAATGTTTATAATACACCTAATATTAATAACATTACTCTATCACATCTTGTTTGTTGTCCAAATCATCCAAGAATTTGGAGAAAAACAGAATTAATTAAAGCAGGCAATTATTGCGAATTTTTACCAATTTGTGATGATTATGAAATTATACTTAGAACAGCCATAACAACAAAAATTGCAAAAATTCATAAATTTGGTTACATTCAATATATGAACAATAATAATAATAATTTTTCTCTTATACGAAATGGAGAGATTAATAGAATCGGACCATGTTTTATTAGCCCAATGTTTTATGAAAGATTTCAAATTAATGAACATATGAAAACATTAGATGCATATGAGGATGAACATTTTATAAATTATCATAGCAAAATTTGGGAAAGAGATGATTCGTATGAACATAAATATTGCAATAAAATTGTTAACATTGATTATAATAAACAATATTGTTTGATTGGGATAGATAGCTTACTTATTAACAAAGAGAGAATTACAATATTATATAACGACCCTACAAATGATTTTTATTTACTTGACAATAAATGCTCAATTAATCATTTACAATTTTTATTAGATATGCATGGATTTTCAAGATTCAAATGTTATAGTTTAATAGATACATCTGATACAATATTAGAAAAATATTTTATGTTGCAATACAAATCGTGTGATAACTATGAAATAATTAATAATTTTATTAAAAAACTTGAATATAATTCGAATTTTTCAGATAGACATAATGTGATTAATTATGTTAGTAAACCAACTGATAAATATTTAGAAATTGGTGTAGAAACAGGATATACATTTAATAAAGTTCATTTTAATGATAAAACGGGTGTTGACCCATCGCCTAGTTTTAGTTCAGAAAATCTAATTTTAAAAACATCGGATGATTATTTTAAAAATTTAGATAAACATGTTGTATTTGATATAATTTTTATAGATGGTATGCATCAGGTTGAATATGTTTTAAAAGACATCAATAATAGCATTCATCATTTAAGTGAAAACGGTATAGTATTATTAGATGATATTATGCCATTAAATATAGATGAACAATTAAAAGTACCATTAAAACATATATATGAAGATAATGTTCTAAAAACATTAATACCATGGACTGGAGATGTGTGGAAGGTTTTATTTCATATTTTATCTTTTTATAGTGAGTGTATTAAATTTAATTATTTTTATAATTCAAACTATAGAGGTGTTTGTGTTTTACAAATTAAAGAAAAATTTTCTATTCCTGATTCAGATATAGAAAAAATTAATAATTATGATTATGTTATTGATTTTGTCACATATATTGAACTTGTTAAACAAAAAAGTATATAAGACTACAAATAATAAAC